AAAATTAACTTCAATCGCACCCGCTGCTATTGCAAAAGAAGATACACTATATTTTAAAAAATCAAATCCTGAGATATAAGAATCTTCTCCTGTAACAACTATTTTATCTGTTATTTTAAATTCCCCAGTATTATACTGAATAGTTCCTGCTTCAGGAACTGTCATATAAGGTCCTGCTGTAAACTTTAAAGGCGCTGTGCCTGCTGTTGCTGTCCCTGCCTTTAAATGAAGGGTAGCTGTTGGTGAAGTAGTTCCAATCCCAACGTTGCCTTTAAGTAAAGTCTTTGTAACATTATCATTTCCTAATGTAACAGTATTACTTCCTTTACCAATAGCATTATAACCAATTACTATCTCATTATCAGTACCATCAGCACTTGCTTTAGAATTATATCCTAAGTATAATCCATTATTTCCTGTTGTTCTGCCAGTTACTCCATCAGCAATATAACGAGCAGAATAAAACCCTAATGCTGTATTGTTGGCTCCTGTGGTGTTGGAGAAGAGAGAGGCATATCCATTTGCTGTGTTGTTGTATCCTGTTGTATTTAAATAGAGAGATTGATATCCATTTGCTGTGTTGTTGTATCCTGTTGTATTTAAATAGAGAGAACGATATCCATTTGCTGTGTTGTTGGCTCCTGTGGTGTTGGAGACGAGAGATTGATATCCATTTGCTGTATTGTTGTATCCTGTTGTGTTGGAGACGAGAGATTGAAATCCATTTGCTGTGTTTTGATATCCTGTAGTGTTGGAGAAGAGAGAGGCATATCCATTTGCTGTGTTGTTGTATCCTGTGGTGTTGTAGTAAAGAGATTCATATCCATTTGCTGTATTTTGATATCCTGTTGTGTTGTAGCGGAGAGATTGATATCCATTTGCTGTATTATAGTATCCTGTTGTATTTAAATAGAGAGAACGATATCCATTTGCTATATTATAGTATCCTGTTGTATTTGAATAGAGAGATTGATATCCATTTGCTGTGTTTCTTGAACCTTTGTATGTTTCACCAACAACACCTGCAGAACTTAATCCACCACCCCCAATAAATATATTATAACCATCAGAATTTGCTCCTTTATAAGTAGAGAATAAAGCAGATGTTCCATTAGTATTGATGTTAATATTTCCTGATACGTCCAGTTTTTGAGTAGGTGCAGTCGTCCCAATTCCAATATTTCCAGTTGCTGACATATTCCCAGTTATTGCTATATTACCAATACCATTAATTGTGTGACTATTTAAGTCTAAATCTCCTCCTAATTGAGGCGTTAAGTCATATAACAAGTCTCCAGAACTTACTTCTATATATACTGCTCCACTCCATCTGTAAGTTTTCCAATTCGAAGTAGTTAAATCTAAATATATCTTACTAGACTCTCCCACTAACGGAGCTGTATGTGATGCATCTGCATAAAATACATTAGACAGTAAATATCCATCTATAACATCATCTACATAACTTGGTAAATATTGCGTATCTATTAATAAGTTAGCATTTAAGCCGACTAGTCCTCCTGCAACGCCTATATTAGATGGTCTTAAAAAAGACGATGCTTTTGTCTTCTCTGTTAAGTTAGAACTAGGTGTATATATTATTAGTTCATCAGAATCTACTATCGCTTCTGCCTTTAGCGATAGTTGATTAATATTTTTTGCTTGAGCCTTCAATGCATTCATTGATACCACCAAGCTAGCCACTGTAGTTGATAAATTAGTTTCTGCCATATTTTTAATATTTTATAAAGTTATTATTAATTTCTAGTAAAGCTGGTATATCCCGCGCATCTATAATTAATGCGTCTACCAATTCTGATGAATAGCTTATTCCTGTTTTTAGCATATCTACTGTTATTGTACTACTATTATCAGTAATAGCATTTATTGACGCTGTGCTATGTTTTATATAACCTATTCTATTTATAAATACATTTTTATGTGATAATGCTATCACTATTTTTTTTGCCATTTCATTATCTACTTCAGAAAATACAAACCTATTAATTTCGTGTATTACTGAATATACAGATACTGAATCGCTATCATTAATTGAGTTTTCAAATTCTTCTACTAATATTGGAGATATCTTATCATATTCTAGTCTTAGTTTATTAGGCGTGCCAAGCATATAACTATTATCTATATTTATTTCATTATAGTATATTAATTCTAAAGTATCATAATGTACATCTCTCACATCTAAATTTTCGCTAATGTATGTTATAGGCAAAAATGCTTCTCTAGTATCTAACATTTCTACTTGTATTTCTATTATAGTATTAGCATATTGCGCAAACGCAACCCCAACTTCATATACTTCATAGTTATGTATATTATATATTGAACTAACTACTACATTTGTTGGAGTAGTATTTGTTACAAAGTCTAATAAAATAACATTATAGCCTATTGAGTCATCGTATACAACTTGTTTTATTTGCAATATAATTCCACTCACATTTATATATTCGCCTATTATAGCAAATTCTGGTAAATTACCATTTAAAGCATATGTACCATTTGCTAATCCAGTGTCGTAATTATACGTATTGCCGCTAGTAAAATAAATTCCTAATCTTGTAGCGTCATATTTATAATAAGTAGCATCCATTTTAACTTTTCTACCTATATTTGATGTAATTTGATTATTTGCTAAAATATGTTCTGCTCCGTTATCTTCTATTATTTTTACAGTTATATTTCTATAGTTAGATTTAAAATATATAGGAGTTCTATCTTCGGTTTGAAATAGCTGAGTCCCCGTTGCTAAGACACTATTTAGTGGCATTAATATATTATGAGCAAATTGATTTTCATCGTTTTTATAAATATTTATATTATCTACAACAACTTGTTCTACTAATTTAATTGCGTTAGTTTTAGGTATATAACTATATGGTACAGATATATTAAATTCATCAATTCCAAATATTAGTACAGTATATGGTTTAGTTACTACGCATCCATATTGGTCTTTTATATACATAGTAGCCTCTCCGTCAAGTTGGCCTATAAATATACTACTATCTTGCCAAACATTGCCAGACAATGAGTATTGTAGTATTAAACCGGCAGCATTAGATACAGTAGCTGCAACAGTAGCTCCAACTAAAGAATATGTTATATTTATACTTATATTGTCTACTGCTAATTTAGGAGGTAATTGAAGTGTGGTTGTTTTAGTAATTTCGCTAGCCCCTATTTCTATAGTTATTAGCGAGTCTCTTATATAGTCAAAGTCGTATACTTCATTATTTATATTTATAGCTTGTACTGGACTATTTATTAATTCTATTAAAGCATTAGCCGTAACTCTAACTTTTACATTATCACATTTGTTTGAACTAGCTTCTAATACTATAGCACTTAATATAGCAAAATTGTTTTCTGGTATGCCAGGTACATCTATTATTGTTACAGTGGCTCCTGTACTATTAGCGACTACGACTAAACTAGTATTTGGTATTATGGGCACTATAGTCACTGTATCAATTCCGTTATATTCTAATGTAAATAAATTTGTGCTATTATAGTCGACTCCAAACGATTTCATAAAAAATATAGCTTGTCTTGCTGCATCGTTAGTTATCGGCACCATGTTTTTAGCTACCCTTGTTAATACAAATGTTTCTACTATTGGGATAGACGTACTACTAGTAATATTTAGTATACTATCTTCAGACACTAACCCATTAAATTTTATATGTACTATATTATTTGCCATTTTATATTATTTTATTATTTTATGTTATCATTAGCTAATAGTAGTTCCCACTTACCTGCCAATTTAGGCTCTACACTTTGTAAGTATCCAGTCTCCCATATATCATTTCCTGTTGTAAATAATATTTTAAAGTAAAAATTTGGAATACTCATTATTACTCCTTCATCTAAGTATACTTTTGTTACACCCTTAAGTAATTTCATTAATTCATCATCAACAAAGTGTTCAAATGTTATAATATCTGCTTTATACCTTGGTCTATCCATTGTACTTATTAGCACGTCACCATTCTCACTAATCTCTTGGCCTCCTATTAATTTAGTTTTTAAATTACTATTTGACATTGAGTGCGTATACACTATATAATCTTCTTTATTTTTTAATAAGCCAGCCATAAATACCCACTCGTGTTTTTTCCTCATATTAGCAGGGCTAAACTCAATATTAGAGGTAGTCTCTGGGCTATATATTCCTATAGGCAATGTGTCGAAATTATCACTCCATATTTTTAATTCATATATAGCTCCAGATACTTTTAAATTGAGCCACCAATTATCGTTATCAAATCTAGTATCTGTATCTGGATATGCTAGCTGAGGTTTACGCCTAGCTAATTCCATGCCAGTATTATCCGCTCTTATTATAGACACTTGCTTATATATATTTTCTACTTTATCAAGTGGTGTAGAATAACCGCTTTTAGTATTAGGTTCATCTAAGCCAAAAGCCTCTTCGTATAATGACACTGCATCATCAGGCTTTTTATATCCGAAAACTAAACTACTGTAATTAGCTCTAGAGTATACTGACCTTATTACTTTTTTAACTACATTTGGTAATTTTATACCTATAGTTGGCTGATAGAAAAATTTTAAATCCTCAATAAAAACTACCTCTTTATTATTTAGCGTCTTTACTCCATAATCAACATTGAGTATAGCCTTAGCTGAACTCAAAGCATCTTTTAATGAAATAGTTATAGGTTTATATTTGTCATTAGCATCTGATAAATTTTTACTAAATCCTCTTATCCATCGGCCGCTAGTAACGCCTATATGTGCTCCAGGCCCGTCTATTGCGTAGCCTAATTCTTTTCTACCAAAATAATTTGACTCAAATATTGTACCAGCACCCCCAACAACTTCAAATAAAGTTTTAAACATATCATAAGCGAAGATAAATTTTGATTGCGAACCCTCTGCAACACTATTTTCAGTTATTATTAAGCTGGTTCTGTGACCTCCATTACCAGGGATAGTTGGAAATCCAAAAAACCATTGTACATCTGCACTACTTTGTGTTCTTAATGCTATAGCTATACTTTCTCCCTTTAATAAATTTACACTAAGGTTGTTTTTATAATCAATAGTTAAAGTAGTACTTGGACTATAGGTTAAATGTACTAATTCTTGTTTAGTACTATATATTAGTGAAGTACCCCCTGTATATTTTATTAATTCTAACCAAACATTACCAGCTTTAGTACAAAATAATGCACAGTTAAGGTCTATGTCTACACTTATAGTTTGGTCCGTTAAAGAAATTAAATATACCATATTGCCAATTTTGCCAGTAGAATAATTGTCGGCAACAATTGTAAGTCTAGAATCGTATGGCGAAGTAGTAACATCCCCTCCAGCTGAATATATTTCGAAAGGTACCACTATAGCAGCCATATCAGCTCCGTGGGTTTGCCCAACAGTTAAAGCAACCATTGACGTATTTAATTTATACTTGGTTATAAATAATAAATTTTTACCTTTTATATATGCTGTATTTATTTCTATAGGCGATATTGGTTTATTATATAAATCTATTACTCTCTCTATTTCTATTGCTTCAGACTCTTTAGCTCTAATTTTTCTTATTAGGGGACTAGAATTAAATTTTATTTTAGTAAAGTATTGTTCTTGAATATATTGATTAAAATCTAAATATCCAACATAACTTGTCTCCCATATCATTGAATTAATTGGAGCTCCTTTACTAGTATCGTGTACTAATATTTTTTTTGTTAGTGATACATTAGCTGTAACTCCAATAGAATCATATACTTGTTTTAGATATACTTTGCCCTCTCCGTAAAATTGTAAATTATTCGAAAACTCATTTATTATTCCAGCGCTATTGTCATTTTTTTTAAATATTAAACGGTCGTCATTCCACCCTTTAGGCTCAGGTATATCCAAGCTCTGCCATATACTATTATATAATGTATATTTTACTCTATCTTTATATTCTAAATTGAACTCGCTCATATTATTTTGTTTGGTTCATACGCCAAATTTCATCATTAAGATTTATTCCCTGTGCATAAATTTTATTATTAATTTTAGCTTTATTAAACCCATTTGTTATTGACTTTTCTATACCAAGTAATAAATTGTCTATATTTTTATTACTAATAGCGTTATCACTATTTACTATGTTAGCCATATTTATGTAATTATATAAGCTTTTTTTATTCTCAATTACAGAGTCCCCCTGTTTTAATTCTACAATAGCATTTTTTTCTTTTGTAGTATATATATCCCCTCCTCTTCTTATAAACTCTTGCTCACTACCATCATTAATTATAGCTATGTGGTCTTTAGTGGCATAATCAAGTCCGTCTTTATATTGTGGTATTGGAGCCATTAAAACAGCTGCAGTTTCAGTCGCTGCGGTAGCTATAGTTAATGGTATTTGTACTGCTTTAAATACTTTAGATAATATACCAGTAGGGTCTATTATGTGCTTTTCTAATGCCGCTAATTGTATAGCCATTAATGATTGAGCCAATTTAACTGCTATTCCAGCAATAGCCGCTTGTTTTTGTATTCTTGCAGCTTTCTGCTCCTCTATTAATTTTTCTTTTTCTAGTTTCTTTTTATTAACTATTTCTTCCTGAGCCAATAAATCTTTTTGTCTAGCATTGCCTTGAACAAATTCGCCCATACTATTATAATGGTCTGAAGCAAGTCTGGCTAATTCATCGTATTTTTTTTGTTCACTGTCAAGTTCTGCGTTTATTGCTTCTAATTTCCTATTTTGTATAGAATCAAAAATGCTCATTACAGAATTAGCGAATGTTTCTGCTAAACTTAATAATTCACTTTTTGTCTTTATCTCTTTTGCTAACACTGAATTATCAGTATCTTCTCCTGACATACTAAATAACTCTATCTTTAAATCGGTAAGCAACTTTTTTAAAGCCACCCTAATTGCATCAGGTATAGTTAAATTTAATAAATATTCTTCTATAGCGTCTATTTCTATTTGCAAGCCTTTTTTTGCATACTCTTTTTTTATTTCGTTTATTTTATCTCCATTAAATTTAGCCCTCTCGAGTGCCATAGCTTCAGCTTCTTTATTAATATCTAATTTTGATTTTACATTATTCTTTAGCTTAGTTAGTTCTTCGTTTAAAATTTTTGTAGTGTCCTTTGCGGATTTTTCTTCAATTTTATTCAAATCTACTCTTAATTTATTTTTAGCAATTATTATATCATTGTCGTATTTTTCATTTATTTTCTTTTTTTGGGCTGTAGTTTCATTTTCTACAGTAACATTGTATTTGCCAATTCGTTTAGCCTCAGCTACCCTATCATCTGCATCTTTTGTTAGTGCTATTTTTTCAGCCTCAGCTTTATCTTCAGCTATAGATTCTTCTAAAGCCGCTATCCTTTTTTCATCACCAGCATTTTTAAGTAATAATTCTAATTTTCTGTCATATACAGTTGTGGCTAAGTCTATTTCTTTTTCTGCTTTGCTAATTTGCTCTTTCAGACTACTTATAGCCGCCTCTTTCTCTCCAATACTAAATTCTTTTAAAGCGCTTAATTTTTTTTCTGTTCCCTCTTCATTTGGGTCAATATCTGAAGCTTCTTCTATTTGCTTTTTAAACATTTCTAATTGCGCCGTAGAAAATACTAAGTTAGTTTTTAATTGATTAAAGTCTTGGTTTAATTTTCCCACATTAAAATTAGCCCCTATCTTTTTAATTAAATTTATAGCTCCCCCTAGTGGAATATAGCTTACAGGTGTTTTTTCTTTTTTATTTACAGCTTCTTGAAAAGCCTTTAAATCATCATCATATAATTTTTGCGCTCTATTGAGGTCTTTATAAGCGGCCTCTTTCTGTTTATTTTCTACTTTAACATTATAATCTTTTTGTACTTCGACTAAGCGCGCATATTGTTCCTCTAGTTTATCTATTTCTTTTTTATTATTTATTATTTTTTTTGCTTCTAATATTTGGAGGGCTTTTTCTTGTATTTTACTTTTTTGTTTTTCAAAGAAATTTATTATCCCTAATTCTTTGTCTACTTTATCCCTAGCCGCATTAATACTGGCGCTTTCTAATTCTTTCTTTTTGGCTATAGTTTTTAATTCTAAGTCAAAACTTTCGGAAAAGGTTCTAGTTATATTATTTATAGAATTTGCTATACCATCAAATATACCAGATAATAATGAACTGTCAGTAATTATATTTTTAACAAACTCTTGCCAACTATTTGTTAGTCTATTTTGTGACGCAACTAAAGTTAATATTTTTTTATTTTGTTCTAAACCGTATGCCGCTTCTACTGCTTTTGCAAATTTTGGCAAAGCGTCCGCAGATAATACTTCTCCTCTCTTTAACATTTTGTCAAGCTCAGATACGGTAACATCTAAAGCTGCTGCCATAATACCCATTGCCCCAGGTAGTTTTTCACCTAATTGCCTACGTAATTCTTCAGTAGTTACTTTACCTTTAGACAGCATTTGTTCTAATGCTAAGTATATACTAGTTAATTCATCTGTTTTTAAACCCAAAACACCTGACGCGTGAGTCAATGTCTCGAATATATTTTCTGTTGCTAATAATGTTACGCCTGATTGTTTAGCCGCAGCTAAAAATTTAGTCCATCTAATAGATGTAGAGACTAATTCTGCTCCAAAGTCTGTGGTTATTTCAATTAGAAACCTTTGCGACTCGGCCATCTCAAATGAACTACTAGTAATTCTTTGCATAGCAAAATTCAGAGAGTCCATAGTTTTCATCAAACTAAATGTATCTTTTATTACTGTAGCAAATAATTGTATTCCGCCTATTATTCCAAAGGCACTTAGTAACGATCGAATAGTTGTAGTAAAAGTGGATATTATTGGTTTACTAGCTTTTACTGTATCATCTACTTCTGCTAATTCTGTTCTTAATTTATTTAGTGCAACTTTAGCTTTTTCTACTTGGTTACTATTAACCCCCCATTGCATAGCTGCGTCTTTGACATTATTTTTAGCTATATTTACATTTCTAACTAATACGTTATAAGCTCTAGCTAATTCTAAGGCGTTAGCTTTATCTTTTTTTAATTTTTCTGACAAAGCAAATTGCGCATCAGCTAGTTCTAAAGTTTTAAGTCTTGCTTTTTCTTTACTTTTAGCATCAGAAGTAGTAGCCGCTGTAACTTCTGCAATTTTATTTCTTAAAATATTTAAGGAAGAGGCTGCTGCTACGGCTTGTTGGCTATCTACACCAAACTCTACCGCCATATCTCTTGCGACAGCTAAAGCTTTATTATACTCTCCAGTTAATACATTATAAGCCCTACTATTTTCTAAAGCAGTTTCTTTTTCTCTTTGTATTTTCTGGGCAAATGCAAATGATGCGTCTGCAGCCGCTAACCTATCTAACCTAGCTTTTTCTATAGCCTTAGCTTCAATTTCTAGCGCATTGACGTGATTTTTAATTATTTTATCAGCATTAGCTTTTTCTATATTAGCTTTTATTAATGCTTCATATTCTTTTAATGTAGATGCTTCTAACATACCATTTACAGCAGCTAGTCTATTTAATATTTTTTCGTACGCTGATGCCGCGTTAGCACTTAACCCTAAAACTTTATTTAAATTTGCGTGGCTATTCCCCATAGCAGTAGCAACAAGGGCTTGCTTTTCTAAACTTGCTTTTAAATATTTGAATTGATTATATAATTCAATTGTAACAGAATTAGTAGCAGTCAACTTACTTTCTAAAGCAGCTAATGAATCCGCGGCAGGTCCAGTAATATCTTTAGATACTGTATTTAAGGTAGTAAGTTCTTTTATTAAAGTTCTTACGCCTTCTTTAGCTTCCTCTATTTTTATTTCTAATTTTGCCATTTATTATTGTTGTTTAATATTAACCATACTTACCCACTTTGTAACAGAGGTTGTCATAATATCTATGCTATACTTTAAGTCTAATTTTTTTTCTAAATATAAAGCTTCTTTAATTAGCGATACTCCATTGTTGAAGTTGGGTTTGTTTTTTGATTTTTCTTTTTCTAATATGTTTGCCTTGAGTACACCTATTTTATTTTTTAGTCCTGTTATTACAGATACTACTAATAGCACTTGTTCTTTTAAATTAGCTTTCATATCTATTTTAATGCCTAACTCTTCTAATAGTAATAAAATTTCAGCGTAATCATATTCCATAAAAATATCTAGTATATTGGAGCAAAACAAACACTTCCCTTCTAACTCTGCTAATATTATTTTTTTCTTGTATAAAGTTTTTAATTTAAAATTTTGTGTTAAGTCGCAATACTCATATAATATTGATTTGAATATTGTTTCAAATTCTGCTTGTGAGCTAGCAGACAATTTTATAGTTTCATTTTCCTCATCATAATTTTTTATTAAATGTCTATAGTCTACTGTTTCTACTATTTTAAAAAAATTGTATATTGGTAAAGTGGTGCAACTTTTATATAGTTTCATATTATAGGTCTAAACTTATTTGTGTATCTATTGAGTTTAAATATGCATCTAACTTTGGTTCTATTATAGTTTGCACTATTTGTTCTTGTTCGTATTTAGTTAAATCAAATATTGGTTCGCCATATCTAGCAACTAATATTCCTGTCTTTGAATCAGATGAACTTATAAATATATTTCCTTTGTATGATTCAATAAACATACCTCTGAAAAAGGCTCCAGTATCTCTTAATGTGGTATGAGACGATACTTCTCCTTTATTTTTTTTGCTTGCTATTGTTGATTTAGAATAAGGGAATAGAGCATTTTCATTACCATCTATACCTTTATTATATAATCTTAATTTAATTGTTTGTAATATTTGCCCTTTATTGGCCATTATTTGGTTGTCAATAAATTTTTCTAAACCTAAATCTAGTTGTATTAATTCAGCTATATAAGATTCTAAAGAAGTCATATTACAATAGTGAAAATTTTAAAAAAGGCTCAATTTATAACTGAGCCTTTTTTTGAATATAGTTATTAATATTAAGCTAGGACCGTTACTGATGCAACATCACTTCTATACAATACAGTACTGATAAGAACTATATCATAAGCAGCTGACGCACTAACTAATTCTACTGTCACAACTTGTCCAGCAGCCATGGCTGTTATTGTTGCTCTATAAGCACCTCCGGTTAAATCAGCTATAGTAGCAGTTTTCACAACTCCATCAACAGTTATTTTAACATTAGGGGCTAGAAGGCCAAGCACTGGCGTATTATTATCTGAAGCTAATAAAGCTGTAAAATCTACTGTAGTTCCTGCTGCGGTTGGAATTGTTGTTATAGCCATTTTAACAGAGTTTACTGTGTTAAGCTCCTCAGGTATAAAATCCAAGTTATCTTGGGTTATAATTGCGTAGTTTGAATCTAGTTGTAATCTATCTAAAAACTGCACAGATAATAATTTTGATTCTGGTTCTCCCCCCTGAACTTTAGCTTTTGTTAATTTAGCTAATATTTGGCCTGCTGTAAAACCAGCAAAGTCTCCATTAGATTTAACTGCCAATTTCCAGTTTCCATTTTCATCTCCTAAAATAAAGTCAGCGCTTTTAAAAGAGGTCATCTTAGCTAACTGTTTGTAAAATTCGTTACCTTGCTCGAAAATAAATTCGTACTTTGGCAATCCTTTTAAAGACAATCTGTCTATGCCTCTAGTATTGGTACTAATCTTGTCGTCTGTAGAAGCGTCGTTAAACGAATCAGCCCCTATGATAGGTGAGAAAAGCCCTAATTTTGTTTGCCCGTCTATATAAGCCTTGTTAAATACTGTCGCTTTTGGTAATACTGTACCTTTAGCTAATTTAATAAGGTGGATAGGGGTTCCAAATTCTAGGCTATTACCTAAAGTGCCTGTGTTAATAGAGCCGCCGCCCGCTGCGCTCTTTTTGTTTGCAATACTTGTTAGTGTTCCCATAATTTTGTTATTCTTTTTGTATTAATTAAATGTTTTAGAGTATCTATAAACTCTGTTGTGAAAATATCCCCAACTTTGTATTCTACATCACCTAATTTAAAGGGGGATATTACTTTGCCTTTAAATTTTTCTGTGAGTTTTTTAATTTTATCTTTTTTTCCGTTCATAATGTTGTTTAGTATTATAATGTTAATATTTCACTTGGAGCAACTTCTACTAGTGAAGGCATTCCAGCTGGAAGTACTATCGTATGACCAGGTAAACTAATTGGAGCTAACTTTTTATCTGTTATATAACAACTAAAAGTTATTTTCATAGCGTCCCATATATCTACGTTTATACTTTTATCATTTTCGCCATAATTAGGAAATTTTACTATATCGTAATTTTTGTTAACTGTTATTATATTAGCCATTTTAAACAAATCTTTTATATTATTGAATAGAGGAAATAATATTTGTTTGTAAGTCAAACTTAACCTTTCATCATTTAACATTTCTACATTAGTATCAATAGCAAGCACAATACTTATTTTATCTAGAACTACTCTATTAATTTTATGCTGTTCAGTATATGGGTAGACTAACCATATTAATGGATATGGACTATCTATACTTTTATTTGACTTAAAAAAAGAATATAATTCCTTATCATCGCCGTATTTGAACAGTGCATTATAATTATTTCCATTAACATCTATAAATGGAGGCAAATAACTAAATATTTCCTGCAATCTATCTTCTACAACTATTATTGATTTTGTGATAGCCATTATATACCAAATTGATTTATATTATGCCAAAACTTAGGCGTAAAATTAGCATATGTTCCAGGCACTAAATTATTACTATCTTCTATAAATTGATATAGAGTAATTTCTTTACCCCCTGCAAAATAGTCCAATCCTAACCATTCTCCATAATTGTTGCGTATAATATTAGGTCTAATATTTTCGCCTTGTACCATATCAACAAACTTTCTCCATGCTGCGAATACCTTAGGGGGCGATAAAATTATGGTCGCATTTTTAGCGTTTTCTATTTGGTGCCCAGTATTAGTTCTTGTCGTACTAGTGCTCTTTTCATAGAAAAAATAAACATAATTAGCCAGGAAGCTACTGTCATATAAACTTTCTGCAGTGTTTAATGTTTTAAATCTTATTCCATTCCATTTGACTAGTAGGCCATCACTATTAGTATACACTTTACCATTAATTAAATCCCCCCATTTGGCATCTGCTCCTTGGTTTACTTTTGTTTCTTGACTTTCATCTATATTATCTCGTAGCTCTTCAAACAGTTGAAAACCTAAACATTTAATTAGACAATCTTTAGTATACTCTTCTATGAAATAAACCATATCTTCACTAACCCCAATCACACTACTTGATAATGTTGGTTTAGCGTGAGGTATGTATATTTGATTTTTAAAATAAGTATTATCAATTATCATAATTAAACGTTTTATTTTCTTTTATTAGTTTATACTGTCAACTATTTTTCCTATCTTATGAGCTACTAAAGCTTCTGCTGTTGTTGAGTGTATATGCACTTCGTCCATTTTTTTGTGTGAACCATGGTTTATTGAGTATACAAACATAACAGTTGAGTTCTCCGGCATTTTAATGCTTGCGTCTGTCGAGCCTACTTTAAGCTCTCCCGGTACATTAGAAACCACTAACTTCACTTTGCTGCTTTCGTTTTTCATTACAATACAAATTTAAGATTATACTTTAGTTATCGCTGTTTTGATCGTTGCAATATCGTCGTATATGAACGCTTGCTCGTCTAATTTTCTAACGTATGCATAAAAGCGGCTTTCTCCAACCATAGCAAATTCGTTAGTAATAAAGTTATCATTAATCCACCCTATTCTAACTGAATAAGGGATATAATTTGCTACTTTATATTGTTTCATATCGGCTAGGAACATTTTACCAGCGGGAATTTTACTCCATGGTTTTATTGTAACTTGACCAATTGTAACAGTGTTAAATAAACTAGCTTGTGGATATAAAGGTAACCCTACTGTATCTTTAGCTGAAACTAAGTTCAAAAAGAAATCTATTGGGTTAATTAATACTACGTTTGCTTCATAAGGAGTTTCATCAACATAATTATGTGTAGTAAAAATATCGGTTATCGCAGCATTAACAGTATCCATAAAATTTGGAGCAGCTACTTTAAGCGACATAGCTCCGGCTACAAACGCTCTGCCATAAACTGTAGCTCCTTTTACTATGTCTCCAACACCAGACCCAAAATAAACGCCATTTACTTTGAATAAATCGTGTTTCTTTTTTAATAAGTCTTTAGCTACTGACATCATTCTAGGTACGTCAGTCATTACTTCTTCTGACAATATTTCATGGGCTGCTATTTTTTTAGGGGTAGCATATCTAGTTTCCCATTTAAAATCAACTTGCGGTTTTACTCCTCCTTCTGCTACAAAAGCAAAATCACCATCTTTTGGTAAAACTTCTGTATAAGGATAAATGGCTGCGCTTGTATTAGTAATATCTGCTAAAGCCAACAACATATTATCATTCCTTAAATTTACTGGATTTAAAGAAGCATCGTTATTAGCTGGCACTGTGCCAATTATTGCTCCAGCAGCCGTAGACATATCTCCAACTACTTTTGGTACAAACATAATTGTTCCACTCTTTTTATTTCTTATATCCGCTAAAGTATCTTTGTTAGCAATAAGAAAATCTTGCATTTCAGCACCAAAAGACTTAATTTCTTTATTCTTTTGTGCTTCAACGAATAGGTCAAATGCTTCGCCTTGCTCTTTTATAGCTGCGTGCAATTTTAAAATTTCAGCTTTAGATGCAGCGCCCGAATCTTGAGCAACTTTTAAAGCATCTTGTACTTCTTTAAACTTAGCCTCAAGTGCATCTTGAATAGCTTGTTCTTCTTTTGTCATTTTTTTTAATTTAAGATTAATATTACTTTATTTGTATTTTAAGCGCTTTCGCGACTTACTTACTATAAATAATAGTGACATACATCGACTATCTTTATTTCATATTTAAAAATGTTTTTATAGCTAATACATTCTTATCTGCTATTACATCTTCGCTTTTAAACTTTGGTTGTAATACCGGAGTGATAGGATTACTACCATCAGTCACGGCACTACCTTCTTTAAGTTTAGCTTCATATATAGCCCAAAAGTATCCTAGTTTAGCTACCTCTTCCTTATTTACTATATTATTTATATGTTTATCATACTCAGCTTTAAGAGCAGCATATTCATCTCCACTATCATTAAGAGCAAATTTCACATTTACATAATACATACCTACAGAGTGATTATCTACGTTATTTTCTTTGTACTGCTTGTACATAAAAGAATTTCTTTCTTTTTTTACCACGCTGTCAAAAACTAGAGCTTCTGTAGTTCCTTCTTTGTCTAAACCTAAATCTTTCCACGTATATAATTTAGTAAACACTTTCAAATCTTCTTTATCAGCTATGATATTTTCAAAACCGTCTTTGTGTTCCCTTACGTGTTTTATTCTTTTGTTTTCACTTATAGTTTTTTTCCATATGCCATTAATATGAACATCTTTATGGCTATCCATAATCATAGTTGTATTTATAATTGCTCTAACCTTTATAGCGGAGTCACTAGACTTTGAAGTAAAATCTTTGTCAGTCAAGTTTTCTTTAAGCATTATTACGTCAGAACTGCAAGAATCAGTTTCCTTATACGCATTTTTTTTCTGATATATAAATTCATCCTGATTTTTTAATAAATACTCGTGCAACTCTTTAGTTGTCTCGAATTTAGGCATATCTATATCCATAATTTTATTTTTTTATTAGCGTATTATTTTTTACGTCTTTATTTTTTTTATTAACTTCCTTTTGAAGTTGTTTTGGGACTTGGCTGGATGCTTGCCTCTGTGTCTTGTTGTAGTACATTTTGTAAGTCTTTTAATTTCATTTTTTTATTAAATCCGCTTTGTTCTAAAGCGTCTTCCTCTGGTACGCCTGCATCTAATAACGCTTTCAAAGTTTCCGCTCTTAATTTAACAACACCATACTTTTCTAACATTATAAACTGCATAACCGGTAAATGTTCGTATGAACCTACTAATTTTAGATTATCATCATCTATAAGTTTTTGCAATACTTCATTAAAAGAATTTAAACTAGATTGTATCTCATTTTGTATATAAGATACCATTGATTCTTTATAATTATTGTATGTTGTTTTTTTAGCTTCTAAGGATAATATATCTTTAGGTATATGTAAAGCAGTGTATATTAAGTTCCCGTCTACTTTAACGCTTTCGTCTAAGCCTAGGTCCCTTAAAGCTATATGTAAAGATTTCCAATTAAGACTAGCTTTTGTTATTAACCCTCTCCTCCTACTACCAGATAAACCATAATTGTTATTGAACAGCATTTCTGCTTCTAGCTTTTCCTCTGGTAATAAAGGGAACCCGTCTTTTTCGCCTGTTATTAACTCTTTCCCGTTAGTCTTTAAAATAATGTTTTTAGCTAATAAGCTATCCTTAGTGTTTACCAGAGTCTGTTTTAATCCGTCTAACCTGCTTCTATTAGAAAATAAATTGCTATCTAATGCATTTGGTAAGTCATAAAAAAATAGCAAATCTTTAATCTTTATCTTTAAATCAGCTCCATTATTATCGTAAGTTATTTCTGTATTATCTAAACTCTTTTTTATATTACCTCTAGATAACATTTTAGTTTTAAACTCATCCGGATATTCTATTAAATCACTATCTAATATATACATAGAGTCTACATTCTGTATACCAGTAGTTCTTTTGCAATACACTACAGCTTTTCCTTGAGCTATCATCATAAACATTAAGCTCTCTAAGAAGTCTGTTTTTGTTTGAAAATAATTAGGCGATTCTAATAACTCTAATAACCAATGTGATTTTGTAATTTTTTTTGTTGTAGAATTTTCTATCTTAAACTCAGCTTGTGAAAATAATTTACTTACAAATAATATAGCAGGAGTTAGTATAGGGTGATTTTGAGCTAAACTTAAGTTTGTAGTATTAATAGCCCACTCACCGGAACTATTTATATAATACATATTCTCGCCTGTCTTACTTCTCTCCCATAAACCTTTGAAAAATTGTGGCACCGATAACTTCATGATACAAATTTAACCTAAAAAAATGGATAAAAAAAATTTATTTTCAATTATTTTCGATTATTTTCAATTATTTTCGATTATTTATATATATATATGCGCGCGCGTTCAATATTATATATTAAATTTTTATGCCCAGGTAGTCAATAAGGTAGGTCACAACATATCTAAAACAATCCATTAGGTGGTCATCTTTTTTTACGGGAGCCTCTGTAGGCTTATTATATCTATCAACAATCCAAGAATAAGTATTATATTCAAAGTTCAAATTAATAGACTTAACATAATATATTTTAAATGTTTGGCAAACGGATATTCCATAAGAAACACTGCCACCTCCCTTTGTAGCTTTTAAGGCTATATAACCGCTATTTAATAACATATTTATATATGTTTCTTTAGCAGAATCACATATTAGTAAGCTAGTTGCTTTGTCTATAGCTTTTATATTCAATTTTATTTCACTAGGTAAAGAGTCATCTATATTACTCAGGGGCTTATACATTCTCTCTATTATATAAAATGCTCCATTGCCGTCATATTTCACTCCCAAGCAAGCTGTTGGACGAGAAGTCCCAAAATCAAATCCAAAATACTCTTTATACTTTAAACCATCATATATATCTTCCGATATCTCTATCCAATTGTTATATATTCTATTTGGTTTTTCTGCTCCTATACCTAATCCATATACCATCCACATATATTGATTAGCAGTTCCTCTCTCTACATTTTTTATATTAGGAGGAGGAGTATTTGTACTAGATATAATTTTCTCTTTATAAAATAACTCTCCGTCTGTTATTTTATAACTGCCTGATTCCCAAGGTTCATAACTTAATAATTGCTTAACTATATTAGCAGGGCAAAAAGCATTATTCATAAAAGTAGAGTGTATAAATTTTGTGTCTGGGTCTTTTCTATATGATTCAAGCCAAAAATCTTTGCTTGGATTATAATCACAAAATACTCTATCTGAAGTGCGTTGGGTTATTTGTAAATATACCTCTTTATTAAACTCTGTTATTTCATTAAAAAAAGATATTGTTTGTTCACTACCTAATACTTTGCCTATATTATCAGCTCCTTCAAATACTATTTTGGATTTAGTTGGTTTGTATGTAAATGTGCCGGATTGTTTATTTTCTTTTATGTTTTTATAAACTTTATCATCAAACATAATTATTTTTTTAAAATCCTCCATTACAGTTGCTCTACACGTAACTTTAGTGTTTCTCCATACTGTTATTTTTATATTATGTCTAACTAGTAATTGTATTAATAATATTTGCAGTATAGAATAACTCTTTGAGCTTCTAGACCCACCCATACTTACTATTTGTCTATAATAATACCAAGATGGGTTGCCTGTTAAAGCGTACTTTATATGCAAAGCTAATCTACTAGTGTATTCTTCTGCTTTTAACAGTTTATTAAAAGCTTCATATGTAAAATTAAATGTTTCGCTAGTTAGTAACTTCATCCAATATATTTTTTATTACTTCTTTAAAAACTTCTAAATCTCTAAGTAAATAATAGTTGAACCCTTGGGCTTTTACTTTAGCTTGCCAATTTTTTTGAGCTTGGGATTGCTTCCCTAAACTATTTTTTAATTCTATGCAATATGCTTTTGAATTATAAAGCAGTATTAAATCTGATACTCCCGGTATTACTCCAGTAAGTTTTAGTAATTTACCTTCCATAGGGCTTCTATTTCCTCCATTTGGTACTGAAAATAATAAACCCCTAAGGTTAGGATATGTATTATGAAACCACATTACACATTCTTGTTGTATTCTGTTTTCTGATTTATATGTTATCATCTATATCTATTGTTTTAGTTTCGTTATCTATATCTTGTTCAGCTGATGTTCTATTTATAACTATTATAGTTAATTCATTATCCTTATTTTCTTTTTCATAAGGGTCTTGTCTATTAACTTTAGGTACAAAATACTCTAATACTTTTACATAGTTTCTTATAAACTCTCTACTAGATAGAGAATCCATTTCATCCATAAACCTTTTGGCGTATTTCCCTTTTATAGTTTCAGTTAATTTATTCCACGTTATAGCGTCTTCATCCATAATAGCTAATGCCGACTCTCTCTGCTTTTCTATATCAAATTTAGGCAGAGTCTCATCTGTATCAGTATTATTTTGATTTTTTATAAAATCAGATGCGGCTTTTTCAAATATGTCTTCTGCATCATTTTTCATCTATTACCTCTTTTAATTCAGAAGCCTGCTTAAGCCTCAACTCTTTACTAACTCTAGTGTAGCTAGCCATCATACTTTGTACAGCAGACGACATGTCATTCCCGTTTATTAAGCACTCTATTTGAAATTGCTTTTTTATATCTTCGCTGATACTAAACGTTACTTGTTTTTTTTGATTTTCCATAAGTATCTAATTATTTAAGCAAAGATAATAGTTTTATCCTAATAAAAAAAATTTATTTTCAGCAGTTGGCGTTAGCAGGTTTAGATTTAGGTTTAAGGGAGTGGAATGGAGGGGAAGAGGTAGGGTAGTGGTTTATATTTAGTACTTTT